TGTAAGGCATTAGTATTTCTTTTTGCCCTTTTTCTTCTTACTGTAAACAGCTTCATCGCCTGAACGAAGAAATTTCTTAGGGTCTCCACGCATTTTATTGCGTCTCGCAGTCATTCCTGGCATTTTATCCTCCTATAAATAGATTGTTGTTGCACCGCTAGCAGCCACTGTTATTGTACCAAGTTCACCAGTCGCTGAAACTCCTCTAGAATTTGTAGTGTATATAGAACTCCACTTTGCTCCATCCCAAACCTGAAGTTCCTCCGTTGTCAAATTCCAAATGACATCTCCTTTATTATACTTATTTTCATCCCTTTTACCTGCTAAAACTGAATTAGTCGCATCTGGGTCAAATGCACTAAGATTTAATTCAAGTACTCTAACTAAACGATTATAAGTGTCAGGAGTAACTTCATCAGATGCCAGAGGTAGTGCAGTTTTTAGTAATTGACCCATTATCGTTTTCCATCTGGGCGAATACCTACCCGTGTAGCACCAACCCTAAAGCCAACCCCTAGTGTATAACCAGAAGTATTATCATCGTCTGATTCAAAGCGTAAAACAGCTTGTCTCGCGCGACCACGTACATTTAACTGTTGTGTAGTAGAAGTTACATTACTCGTAGAACTTGTATTTAAACTATCTCCTGGGAAGTTTCTTGTCTTAAGTACAAAATTAATAGTTTGAGCATCCCCAGTACCTGTAAAATTAACATCAGGAATAACGCGACTAATGTATTGAATCATTTCTCCTTCACTAATATCAATGTCTCCTGATTCAATGTATACGTTATCCATCGGTGAGCCATCCGCATCGTTTCCTTGTTCTTGCTGGTATAAATAACCTACGTCTGAGGTCGTATATACTGCTCTTGGGTATTCTACCAAGCCTTCGTCTAACCAAGCACTACGAACCAATTGTCCAATGCTCCATACTTTTTCTAAATAATTGTAACTAACATAACGATCAATTTCAGAAGAACTGCTTGACGGATAAAACCAACCGACCTCATTAAACCGTTTATTTAAAAAACCAAACACCTTGTATGCTTGTCCTTCGTTAATATTTCCAAAAACATAGTCATGAACATCACAAGGTACAAGGTTAATTTGCCCTCCGTAATTGTAAATTCCTTTTTTATCCATCCAAAAAACACCAACAGGGCTGTTTACCATGGCTTTTGGTCCAATAAGCCCGACCCCTTCATTCACTAAGTTAGTGCTAAAAATAAAGGGTTGCCCTATAAACTTCATAGAATAGAGAGAAGTATCCGTCCAAATTAAAATTTCTTGTCTAGCTCTTATTCCTCCTACAATTAAAGAACCTGCAGACAACCGAACAGAACCAGCTGTATTTATTGATTTGGGTTCCCATTCGGTGATGTTTTCTTGATTACACCAACAAACGAACATTGGGTCAACAGCCCCTGTCCTGGCAGTTCCTCCTGTATTTATAGGGTCTGCGCCTAAAACAATAACATGACGGTCAATATCGCTAACTATAGCTTGAAGACCAAGTGTAGGAGCTAAATTAGCATTTGTTAGATCGCTTAAAGCGACAGCCCTGTCTGTGCCTAGTGTTTTAGCGCTAGTGTCCCAATAATAAATACCTCCCGCACGAACATTCATCACTAGGTCTTCCCCGAAATTATCATGAGTCCAAAGCCTTAATTGGTTAGTTGCGGATATTGTGGCTGTAGAACCCCAAGTTCCGTCTCCCCATGGATTAGCTCCCCAACCAGAACCTTGAACATAATCATCCAAGCCTACATTGATCTGATAAGCACCAACTACAGTGCCCTGTCCATCGCCAGAATCACCAGCAGCTGCTGTTACTTCATCGCCGTCTGTGTCTTTAGCCTCAATAGTGTAAACATTAGCACTGGTAATAGTGGCAATTTGGTATTCTTGATTAAGAACATTTGCTGTAATATTGCCTCCCAAACTTACACAACCACTATAGGTTACAAAATCATTTTGAACTGCTCCGTGTGCAGTATCAGTAACGGTAAGAGTAGCATCTCCATTAGCGACTTTAGCAAAAGAAATTTCATTATCTCCCGTAGTTACACGAATCGGGGTGATGTCATTAAATCCACCCCCAGACTCAATGTAGTATTTCCATGTAGTGCCTAAACCTAAATATCTTGTTGACTCAAGACTCACCCAAGCATGTAAAGCTCTGGCTGTTGATAAAAAAGTATTGCTAGTGTCTTTAACCCAACCGCCAATTTTTTCAGCAAACCCTTTTCTAAAGCGCATTAAGTTAGCGTCATACCAGCCCCCACGAGCAGTAAGAGCAGTTCCCTCACGCTTCACTCCAGGAGTAAATTGTATTTTACTCAGTGGCATTTTCTTCTTCGTCCATTTCCCTATAATACCCTACAATATGTAAGATTTGTTCTAAATACCTAGTAACTTCGCCCATAGTCATGGATAAATTCTCATAACCTTGGGAGGTTAGTCCATAGTACGCGATTCGTGGCTCTTCTCCTGCTTCCAAGCTCTCAAGATATTGTTGCATTATATCAGGAGAAAGTATCCGCCACTCTATTCCTGAAGACTCAATCGGCTCTGGCAGTGGTGGATGGTAAATAGGCGCGGTTCTGGTAACTGTTACAACTTCCACAGGTTTTGTTTCTGGTGCCATAGTTTGCGCTTTCCTTTCTCCAAAAAGAGAAAAAGAAGTACAGCCGTTAATTGACAGTAGTAGTAGCAGTAGCAGTAAGTTCTTCATTAAATTGTTCTGGATTGGTTATTACATTTAAGTTTTCCAATACTCTGGCAGATGCTTTATTGATCTTTCCTTCCAATAATGCGGGCTTGGTTAATGCCATCCCTTCTAAATTATGCTTGGCAAACTTGTTCCTCAAATTTGTTACCTGTGCCTGTGACTCGCTATAGCGTGTATTCAGGGTTTGGATTTGTTGCTGGGTTTTCTTAGCGGTTTCCAGAACTTGAACAATCTGTTCATTCTGTTGTTTAATCGTGTTCTCAAGCACCTGTTGATTGTTGAGTGCTACTTGCAATGCTAGTTCCAATTTTTCTATTTTCGCTGTCATGATCATGTGATAACCTGTAAAAGCAGAAATTACCAGCAACAGCATTATGCCTAAGAAAATAGCAAGTTTCATTTAATCCCGCGTCTTCTCAGTCTTCTTTCCTGCGCCTGTTTTAAATTGTCTTTACGGACATTTGTCGTGGTATACGCCTCATTGATATTCGGGGTAGACTTATCGTCACCGACGTATTTGCCCTTTTTATCTCTGGCACGAACCGTTTTTTCTTCAATTCCAAGAAAGGTCGCCTTGAACCATTTACTCAAACCTATAGCCATATTGCCTCCTTAAGCATAATGCTTAGTTACTTTTCTTCGGCTGTTCTTTACTTTGCGACAACCTCTAGCAATTTCCTCTTTACGAGGTTTTTGTTTGTTTTTCTTTGCTGGCATCTATTACTTATTCTTTTTAGCTGCATTGGAGTTTCCTGCATAAAGCCCGAAACAAGCTGCGAAACTACCAACAATAATACTGATTAACCCAGACTGCTCAAACGTTGGGTCTGGTAAATTCATAAACCACATGGTTGCGTAATAAAGCAGAAAGATATAAACACACAGAAAAACTCTGGGGAATATCCGCCAACTGTCTACTGCCTCGGCTACAAAGATAAACTTTTGATAAGGGTTGGCTTTGGTTACATCCTCCAAATCCCTGATCTTGTCTTTAAGTTCTGCTGTTTCTTGTAGCAATGCCATAAATTTATTGAGATCAATCTCAACTTCATTCCTGTCCATATCGCCACCGAATCTTCCGCTTGGGTAATTTTCATCGCTCATAATCGCCTCACTGTGCTAATGGGTTGTCGCTTTTGTTTTTAAGTGATTGAACATCTGCATAGATCGCATCAACACTCGCTTTAATCCCAGCAATACTTGCGTTTGTTGCTGAAATACTTTCTTGTAACGGCTCAATATCGGGGATATCGAGGTTCTCAACATCCGATTCCAGCTTTCCAATAGTTACTTGAATACCAGAAACATTATCCTGTGCTTCTTTAATCCACAGGAGCAGACTCTCATCGATTGTTTTGTTGATAAAACCTACAGATGTTTCTATTCCTGCAAAGCGTTCCTCAATGGCTTGCTGTGCATCTTCGGTTTCTACAAGAGTACCTATCTTTTTCTCTAGGTTCTCTATTCTATTAACATAGGTTGCACCCGTATAACCAAAACCAGCCAATGTTCCTACAATTGAAGCCAAAGCTATTATTTGTCCTATCTTTCCTTTAAACCAGTCCATACTAGCTCCTTATAATTTTGGTTGCATATTAATTAAACTATTCATGCCGTTTAAACTATCTGCATACATCCCATAAAAGGCTTGTACGTTATCCGTCATAGTTATACTACTATAAATTGTAACAGGTTTATACCACTCTGTTGCCTGTGGTAATTGGACTTGGCTATAGGCATTGAATCCAGGAACATACCCCATATAGGCTATAAGCGTAGTTGAGTCGGCATATTTTCCAGTTTGTTGCTGTTCTGTTTCCTGATCTTCCTGTTGTTCTTTTATATTTTGGGCAATGATTTTATCTGCAACCTGATCCGCTTCACTGGCTGTCATTACCCCTGAAATGGCTGTGTCGATCTCACCTTGCATATTTTGCACCTGTACTTCTGCCATGACCACCTGTGGTGAACCATCAAAAGTCTGCATGGGCACAATATTGACTGATACAGACGCTGTGCTGGAAGAGCCAGATACTGTGTCGGAACTTCCCGCATCAGCTACAGTTGCTTCTGTTTCTCCAGATACTGTTCCTACTTCTACCGAAGCTCCAGTTTCTGCAACCGAACCAGAATCAAATGAAGTCATCTCAGCTGACATTGATCCTCCAGTTGACGCCATTGAACTCATGTCCAAAAGGGTCTGTGTCTGTGCGGTAGAGGAAGTAAACTGTGCTGAAATACTAGGAGAACTGGATGTACTCATACCACCCCCCGAAGCCGAACTGGCTACCGCAGTGGCAGTTGTGCTCGTAACTCCACCAGAAGCTACAGAATTGCCTGTAGCTTGCATGGACGTACCTGATGTAGTCCCACTAACACTATTAGTTGCTGTTCGCACAGTATTGGCAACCACATTCAGCTGCATTTCTTTCTTATCGCCTTTGTTGTCTTCTCTGGCAACCACCTCAAACTCTTCTTCCTCTATGGCTTCTTCAAGCTCTTCCCTTTCTTCTACCAGCAGTTCTTCTTCAATAGACTCTTCTATTGCTTCCTCTATGACTTCTTCTTCGGCAAGCTGCTCTTCTTCCATTTCCTCTTCAAACCATTCATCCAGCTCTTCTATTGTTTCAAACTCAAGAAACTCTGGCTCTTCTTCATAAAATACTTCTACAATCTGTTCATGCTCAAAATTTTGCATGAGCACATCTTCAAGTGATGGCGTTTCATACTCAAAAGCAATTTCTATAGGATCATCATAAATTTCTTCATAGACAATGTATTCTTCTTCGTAATAAATTTCCTCGTAAGGTTCTTCATAGATTTCAACGAACTCATCGTATTCATCCATCTGCAAATCAAGTTCATCCCAATCAGTTAAAGCAGAGTCCTCCCAAACAATTAAGCCCTCGTCATCAAAGGAAACCTCTGTGCCATACCAATCATCTACCTGCTCTTGACCGAACTCTTCTAAGTCAATTTCGTACCACTCTTCGTCTGTAAATTCCATGTTGGCATATGGGTCATCATCCCAAACTTCTTCATAACCTACTGTATTGGAATAGTCCTCCTCATAGACAAAATAGTCTTCTTCATAGTAATCAAATTCCTCGTAACCATAGTCGTATTGTTCTTCGACAAAATAGGCAGCCGATTGTTCAAACAAATACCCTGGACAAGAAGGAGAAAACTGAGGGTCGTCATCGCATTCACTGTCAAACAATGCGTTAGCATAGCCAACACAATTTACTGAATAGAAGATATCCAGATTGCATTGTTGCAACAAATAAGCAGCAGCGTAGCCAGTACACTCGTCATCGTATAGAGCACTTAAATCACACTGTTGATTAAAATAAGCTACGGCATAACCAGAACAGTTGACAGAAGTTAAAGGGATTGTTGCACACAGCGATTGATTCGTGCCATCCCCATACAAAGAGCCACCACCTTCCAGTAAAGTATTTACCGCATTACTACTGGAATTCCAGTCGTAACTCACACAGGTTCCAGATACATTGGTAGTCCCTGTGTTGCACTCGTCAAAGAAATGGTAAGTGTAAATCTGTGAGGTACTCCCCTGTTCTCCAATTAACACATCATGGCTAATAATGTCCAGTTCGCCATAACGGAACTCATAAGTATTATTAGGGTATAACCAGACTTCTAAGCTGTTATCAGAATTAGCACGGTTGTATTCCCGCATCTTGTACCAGCCAAAAATAGTGTAATCATCAAAGGCTTTGGCTCTCATAGCTGAACCACCATCTTTTATCAGGTCAGTCCAGAATGGAAATAAGGTGTTAGTGTACTGAGGGAGTGGATCGGGGGTGTAATCCCCACAATAACTGCCTGTCAGGTTAAAATGCAGGCAACCATTGGTAGCCATTCTTGCTTGAGTAAAGTCATTACCATAAAAGGTAAAAGTAAAACCTAAGTCAAAGGCTGCTGATACTGAATCATCATTTGATCCTAATCCTGTAGAGCCTGCTGAATTGGTTTGTAAGTCGTATAATGATTGATTTGCTTCATAAACGTAATCAGCTTCTACTTGTGAAACTGAAGCAAAAAGAAGCAGACTAAGAAGAAACCCTTTCATACTCTACCTTACAAGCCCTTTTGGATTTAAAAGAGCCATTAGGATTCTTTTCATGCTTGCACATTCTCCAGTAAGCCCTCCAGTATGAATAGCCTTCTTTTACTTTTCTCTGCATATCCACTTTGCCTTTGGCTTTATCCCTAACTTTCTTGTTCTCCTGTTTTAGTCTCTTGCTGTGTTCTTTTGCATCGGGTCTATCTTCTATGTTGGCTCCCCAAGCAGTTTTAGCTGAATCGCCAATGGCTCCGTTGTAAGGACAAGGCGTTCCAGCCATTTCCATTGCTTTAAAAACCCTTACATCTTGGCAAAGCAAAGCTACGCTGGCGACTTTCATGCCCATGTCGTAAAGATATTTGGATAGTTTCAATCTTTCACAATTCTGATCCACCACTGTTCTCCCAGTAGATAAACCAAATAACTGCCCCTGAAATGCACCGCTTCTGCCAACTGTACACAAATCCTGTGAATAGGACATGATACTCGGTGCTATCGCTGAAGCTGGTGGTGCTTCCTGCTTGATATTCTGGTTTATCGTCTGCTCAGACTTGGATTCGTTAATGTTTCGATTGGTGTTATCAGAAGTGTTCTGATTCACATTGGTATTTGTGTTATCTGTTTTGACGTTGGAATCAGATGTGGATTGATTCACATTCGTATTGGTATTGGTATTCTCGTTGGTGTTGTTGCTGGTGCTGGTATTGGTGTTGGTGTTCGTATTGGCGTTACTGCTGGTGCTTGTGCTCGTATTGGTGTTGGTGTTTGCATTGGTGCTGGTATTGGTGTTGTTTGTATTCGATGTTGAGTTCGAGGTTACATTTGATGTATTTGTGTTTACATTCGTATTCGCATTTGTGTTCGTGTTGGTGTTTGTGTTCGCGTTGGTACTGGTATTGGTATTTACGTTTGTATTGGAATTCGTATTCGTTGCTGTCGAAGTATTGTTATTTGTATTGGTGTTCGCATTCGTATTCGTTGCGGTACTGGTATTTACATTGGTATTCGCATTCGTATTGGTGTTGGTATTCGTTGCTGTACTGGTGTTGTTATTGGTATTAGTATTGGTATTGGTTCCAGTAGATGTCGTAGTGGTTGTATTAGTATTGGTATTAGCATTCGTATTTGTGTTGGTGTTAGTGTTAGTATTAGTGTTCGCGTTAGTGTTAGTGTTTGTATTCGTGGTAGTCGTGGTATTTGTAGTTGCTAACGAATTTTGCTCACAAAACTCAGTACCAGCAGTACAGTCACCTGTCTGGTCTGCCCGAATCGTAGTAAAGGTACTTGATAGGGCAAAAAACAAAATTATTCCAAAGATGCCAGATAAGTGTTTCATCATGTGTGCTCATACATTAAAGCCAACCAAAAGCTCGGA